AACACCAAAAGTCGAAACATCAAATCGCTTTGCAAAAGAGGCCTACCAGAAGAACCGTCCACCTCAGAAGATTGATGTAGAAGCTATTGCCTTTAATAACAAATTTCGTTTTTTTTTGCATAACTAATTTTTTTAGTTTACATATTAAATGTATTGACAGACTCTTTTCGTCATTATGTAGAAATTAACTCAATCATGATTGGGCTTTGCTGGGAAAGAGGTGGTGCAGATTGGTTTATACGGCACTTCAAGTATCCCACTGCAGAATACGTGGGTGAAGGTGATATTAGTGGTCTAGACGTATCACTTCATAAAGCTCTGTTAGAGTTGTATAAAGCTATGAGCTCCATGTATCTTGATTTTGAATCTATGGATCCTGAGGATGTTTCTCTGTGGAAAAGATTGCATCATTTTCTCATAAGTAATCTTGCTGTAAAGTTAATACCAACAACTGATAAATCGTGGACCTGGATGATTGGAAAAATGCCAAGTGGAGATTGGGATACTTCACATGGGGATTCTTGGATTATGCTTCTTTTGTTTTGCATGTTTCTTGCTAAATGCATACGAGACTTCCCAGCTTTATCAGTTGCTATAAAAACGGCATGGATTGAAGACGACATTAATTTTCCGGTATATGGAGATGATCACAATATAATAGTTCAGAAGATGATCATCGCTATGGTAGTTAATGAAATTAGGTTTGCGCAGTTTCTTAATGAAGCCTTTGGAATAAAGGTTAGATCAATCCGCGAGTATAAGGGTGTTGGAAAATTCTTGGCTGAACCAGATACCCGATATACAGGAGATGTAGACAAAGTAGGAGTACGTTTCTTACAAAGGCAATTCTTTTTAGATCAAGAGTCGCAACAGTACATGTGCACGCGTGATGGAATCTCTGTTATGTATAAGTTATTTCATAATCCAAACCATAATGATCTCATTGATAAGGCTGCTTCGGCGGTAGGTGTTGTAATGGATTCTATGGGTACTAACCAAGTCGTGTATGATCTGTGTAGTGAGATATACAATTGGATTAAAGTTGTATCTGACAATACAGAGACTTATGATCGTAGGGTTTTTTTAAAATTAGCTGAGGATAAGTACTTTGCTAATAAGTTGGAGCAGCGTCTTGGACTGAAGATATCCCAGCTTGTACCGGGATTTCCTAGCATCTGTGACTTGAAAGCACGTCAGATAGGTGTCTATAGGTTTAAGGAACCACATCTCGCTATGTTCAATGAGTATGATGATGCTTCATGGACGCATAAGTTCTAAAAAAAAAAAAAAAAAAAAACAAAACGGAGG